CTGGTATCACTATTACGAATTAGACGCTGTGTTTCTAAATCTTCATGGCATAAAATGAGCGTATCAACAGCCTGGGTATAATTCAGCTCATCTAGCATTGCTGCCGTGATTGCTGTGGCCGTGATGTAATCGTTACCACTGCCATTGATGTTTGTTTGCAGCACACCACCTTTGAACACATAGATGCGCTGGTTTACAAAGACCAGGCTATAACTGTCATTGACGCTATACTCAAACGGAATGATTTTGAAATCTGTAAATGTGCTGCCAAAGTCATGGATAAACTTTGTGCCTGGTCTGCGCTTTACACCGCCTTGTGGCTGTATGATGACATTCTCAGCTGTCTCTAAACCATTCTGATATTGTTCGAGATCAGTCCTGGCACGGAGTAATGGATCAAGCTCTCCAACACTGAAGTTTGTTTGGAACTGGATTATCCGCGCCATATTAGCCTCTTACATCTACAAGAGAATAATCCTCAATAACCTGTGGTGGTTGGCCGCGACTGTCGATATTCATCGCTTCACGGAATAATCCACCACGGCCATTTTCACCTGGCGAACCATACGCCAATCCTCTAAAATAATCAGTCTTGCTTACCTGGTCAGTAATCACCATAGCCAATTCAGCTGCCATTGCAGTGCGGAGAAAATGCACAAAATAGTTTGGCATCTTACTTTCGTTGATTGTGGCCTGGTAGTCGATATAAACGGTTTCTAGGTTAGTGTAGACCTGATCCCCATAAATTTCCCATCCATAGCGCAAAGGCTGCTCATTAGTGCCAGAACTGGCAAACAGCGCCCTAACGCCAGAAAGCATATCGCCAGGAAGCTGATATGCGTATTGCCATTCATTTGTTGGTGTAGATGATAGTCTTGCCAGCTGTTCTTTTTGATATGACCAGCTCCAAGGATACCTAGATAGCAAACTATCTCTAAGGTCTGGATAAAGCCTGTCGCAAGCCTGGGCAGCGTCAGTACCTTCCGTGAAGGAAGAAAGGGGCGCAGCGCCCAGCATGATAAGTGCATCAGAACAGATTGATAAACTTGTGTCGCCAGCCGCCATGCCACTCTCCAATATATAAGGAAGGGGCGGCCCCCACCGCCCCATCCATATTAGTCACCGTCAGTTGCGGCTAATGTAGTGCCATCAGCAACATCTACAACGCCAGCGCTATTTGAAAGCACCTGGGTCAATGTGCTGACACGAGTACCACCTGTTGATGTTACGCAGTAGATCAGATCGCCAACCGCCAGAGTGTCTGACAAATCGTTGAAATAACCTTCTGTGTTTACAGTCGCAATGGTATCGGCAGTTTGATAGGAGTAGATAGATGGTGCATTACCACTCTTACTAGCTCCAATGGTTGCAAAACCTGTTGAATCAAAAGCCATCGTTTATCCTCCTTATTCAGTACAAGAAATCTTAACGATGCCTTCATCGTCAATTGCAATAGCGCCGGCAGAGAACATTGACGAGACGAGGAATGATGTCTTTTCTGGGACATAATTTACCTCACTCTTTTGTGCCATTGATTCTGCATAGCCCATTGAATCACGATGCCAAGCAAAGCAAGTACGGGTTGAAGGTTTTGGAAGGCCACCTTCATCACGATCACCCATTGTCAACACCTGGAAGCCCATGAACGAGTTAATCTCGCCACGAACTAGAGCCTTAACACTTGCAAAATCGCTTGAAGTGATTTCCGTTTCACCAAGCAGAGCATCGAGCTGAGAAGCGTGCATAAGAAGATAACGACCTTCAGCCGGTACATTATTCTCATTCAGCGCCTTTGCAGCTGCACGGAGCTTTTCGATGTTCATGTTAGTGCCGGCGCCACCTACTGAGGTAGCAACGGTTGATGGTGAAGCAGCTGCATCGAGAGCATCAATACAAAGCTGATCCATACGCCGAGCGATTGACTTTGAAACTACCTCGACAAGTTCACGGCGCTCATCAAAATTGATATGAGATTGGTGGAAAATGTCGCTGTATTCCGCAGCAATATAGTCGCTCATGGTTGCAGTAACCTGGCTGTAAGTTACATTCAGCGGGGTTACATCTGTTTGAGGCACACGAACAGTAGCAACGCCCTTACCGATTTTCGGAAATTTGACGGTGTTGCCCTGGACGCCTGTGCGTGTACGCATTGTACCACGCAGCAAAGCCTCGGCTTGGTATGCTTGTTTTACCTCTGCTTCAAAGAGGGTCACAAAAGCATTGGTTACACTCTGCGCCATAGCAGAATCCTCCTATAAAGGTTTCAACTTGCCGCATACCGTTGGCCGATGTAGTCGGGCGGTTTGCTTGCATGAAATGGTCATGCCCACCAGTGGGTTCACCACATAGAAGGGCCGCAAGCGGTTAGCCTCCGAATACTATATTTACACAAAAATGAGGGCTTTGGCAACTATATCTAGTTGTTTGCCTTCATCCATTGTTCTTCAATCTTTGTCCTAAATGCTGGATCAGATAGCCATCTAGGATCAGCAATAGCTGCCTCCAAATCAGTACGGCTCATGTCTGGCGTAGAAACTGCCGCATTTACAGGAATACCCTCATTAGTCAAAGATGAATGATATTTAAGAAACGCATTGATTGCATCAGCATTGTTTAAGCTATAAGCCATTGCGCTGCGCTCTGCTTCATTCAATGGCGCTTTCATCAATAGGCGCTCTGCCATTTCAATTTTTTCAGATGCCCGTTCACCTAGCTTTGCCATTTCTTGCCGGCGATCCACTTCCATAGATTCATTAGCTTCTTGTCTAATTTCCAAGATGCGAGAGGCGAGGTCAGTGAAAGCAGCTTGGGATACACCGTTTTCTTTAGCCCAATCTTGAGCAATAACAAGAGCTGGATCTTCTGAATCAAGACCGCGATCCACCAAATCCGCAATGTCATAATCACCTTCTGGGGCTTTATGCTTGCCGGCCTTAAATGCTTTTTCAAGTTCCGTATATGATTTAGCCAGTTTTTCAACATTAGGCCCATCCTCATCCCAAAATTTTTCTGGATAATAATCTGGACGATCCAAAGGTTCATCATCAGTATCTGTTGTGAATTGCTGTTCTTTTGGCTCAGAATTGTCGTGAAGGGGCATAGGAGCCTCTTGTACGGCCTCTGGCGCAGTTACAGCTGCCTGTGGATTCAGAAGCGGTGCATCGTCCTGTACGGCTTCCTGTGCGGTTTGCTGATTATCCATTGTTACTCCTCTCGACCCTTTTTTCGATTAGTCTGACAATTTCGGCCATGCCTGTTCTGACATAGCCATATGAAGCATCTTCTCCTGGGTTCCAGGTTGGTTGCTCAATTGTGATTTGACGCAAATGATGCAATACCTTTTGGCCTTCTTCAGATTTGAATACACGGCCATATAAAACATCAAGATCATCAGCTTTAATTGGTTCAGCGAAAGCAGTCTCTAAGGACTCCCACCCGTCAGCTTCGCTCATTGAATAGCTCCCTCCACAGCGCCACCGTCATTCATCTCTTGTGGCTGTTCCATTTGTTGTTGTGCTTGCGCCATTTGCTGCATAATCATTTGCTGTTCTTCTGGACTATTAAGAACATTTTGGTCAATGCCAAGACGCTCCGCGATATATTCCAGGACTTTTGGCACAGATACAGTCACCTGACCTTGCGGCCCCATAGAGTTCGCAATCTGCATATATTGAACAAGATCGTTAATTTCTTGCAGTTTTTGTGCCTGGGCTAATGGGGATACTGGTGTGACCTTGACCTGGACACCATTGACCTTTAGCGGCAGATCAATCAGACCTTGCTGATCCAGCACAAACAAAATGCGGCTTACAATGGGAACCATTGTTTCTGTGATGAGGCGACCAAAGGCACTACCTAAATTCGTGGCCAGCTCACGGGTACGCTCTGCGATTTCCGTGGCTGACCGAGCCGACATATTATCAGGCGGCAGCGTGTCGTCCATCATTATTTTCTTAATATTCATTCTTAGGTCTTGAATGACAATCTGACTGGTATTGAAATCGCCAGATTTCGGCATTGGCGCTAGTGATGCACCTTGCGGCCCACCTGTCCTGGCAACAGAAATAACCGCACCAGGCTGAATCTTAATGTTCTGTGGATTCAAAACACCATCATCAGCTGCCAGGTAAACGCCAGCAATAGCTAGACTTGCGTTCTTCAACACCAGTTCCAGAGTCTTGTTGAGCGTTTTGATATCGCTGATAGCTGTTACCAGTGGGCCACGACCATATACTTCGCCGGCCACTTTCATGTAACGGGCAACAATAAATGGGCTAGAGCGCATCTCACGATACACAAGCTCTTGGCGTTTAGAAGGCCAGATCACATGATAGTGATATCGCCCTGAGTCCTGGTCAAAGATAACGGCATCAAATAGATCAAGTTCTTCTTCCGGCTTACGATCAATCGCATCCTGTAAATCTGGCGTAATTGTTACATCTGGAAACTCACGCTGGATAGCTTCTGCTTTGATCCGCAACTTGCGATATACATTATCCACATTGCCATAGCTGCCTTCTTCAAAAGCAACGAGATATTGTGGGATAGAGGTAAACCGTATTGGTGTAGCTTCATCACCAGGGGTAATCATCATTACAGCTGTACCAACAGCCAGATCGAGCAAGAACTCGCCCATAGCCAGATCAAAGTTTGTCTGGCGCAATGTCTCAAACATACGCACATTAAACTTATCAAGAGCCTCTTGAGCTGCCAGCTGGCTTTCTTCTGGGATTGCTGAACCTGGCTCTAGCCGACACCACATTTTGTATGGTGGAAACAAACCAGCTTGTAAACGATTAGCAAAGCGCTGAGTCGCGTGTATGGCTGTAGAGTCAAACACTCTGGCCATCTTTGATTTGCCGGCTACGCGGCCTTCATAATAACCAGAATACAGATTACGCTGCGGCAAAGCGTATTCATAACAATCTTCATAGATAGAGCGCCATTCATCTTTCCTGGATTGCGCTTTGGCTTCACGCCCCATAATTTCTTTGATTGCTAATTTAGGCATTTTTGCTCTCATTTCTCTTGCTTATAGAGGCAGCTTTTTTTCTAGCATCCCCTTTAGAGGAAGCACCCCAGGCTCGGAGCGACAAGAGCAAACGGGTGGGTCTACCTTTTGCGTCACGCTCCGGCCCAGGGTTCCCTGCCATTCGAGCCAGGAAGGACGCACGGCGGGGATTGTCGCCAGCTTTCACTGGTTTTTTCAGATTAGCGCCTTCTTTACGCTTGAAGAATTTACGGCCAGCTTCATTCAAACCGCCTTTTGGATTTTGATATCTCTTGGCGACCATTGATATCTCCTAGCGACCAATGCGAATAGAAACCGTACCTGATGTAAATTCGCCAGTTTTAACGCCAGCGCGATATACAACTACTGGCTCTGGATCAGAACCAGCTGTTTCAATCGGTGCGGTAAATGTATCAACATCGCGCCATGTGCTGCCCTGGTCAAAACTACGCTGCACTGTAACAGTGGCAACAAATGTACCAGAAATTGATAGATTAAAATCGCCTACTACATACAGCCCATCACTAAATGTATTTTGGGCAGTAATGTCTTTTGTAACAAGACCAACATCTTTATCAAGAACAGCCATTATTTACTCCTAGCTTTTTCAATACGCCGCATTGTGCCAAACACATATGCTTTTTTACGCTCACCTTTAAGACCTAGTTTTTCAGCTCTTAGAAGCAGCTTTCTTTCCACTTTTTTTGGCATTTGCTTTTTCCTTTTTAGGAGCTACACCGCCTTCCCACGCTTCATTGGTTTCTGGCGTTGTTGGATCATCACCCTTCAATGTGCCATCTTCATTTCTAGCGCGAACTGGATCAGGACGATTTTTCTGATGAACTCTGTGATCGTCTTTAATTTTAGTCATTCGCCGCCTCCAAGTTTAGTTTTTTGTGGCTGTGGCCCTTCTTGTCTGGCCGGCGAGAATAACATACGCAATCCACCAGTTCTCCGCGCTCTAACGCGACCAGCTACGCCAGCTGCCTCGCGTGATTCCGCTGCTTCTGCACGCTGCTCTGCACGCTCTCTTGCTTTTCTGGCGGCTTCACTTTCACCTGGCATTTTAGGCCTTCTAAATACTGCTGCCATAACTTAACCTCGACATTAAATAATAATCTGCTAACTCTGGGCCATAACACCGCATCACAGCCTCTTGTTCAAAATACAATGCTTTTGCAAACTTGTATGCTGTCATGTTCTGCACACGCACGGCTATCTGAAGGCGCATTATATCGTATTCCTGTATCACATTGTCCAGAATCTTTCGCGCTCCTCTGGTTACAGATATCGGATCATTCTCGATGCCGACACCAGGCAGCATCCAAAGCTCTGCAACTCGATCCCATTGGAACCGCAAGCCAAAGATTGCAACGACTCTGCCTTTGATAATCACAGTCCAAGTTAATCCTGGCGTGGCATTTTCGTTGATATACTGCTCATAGTTCGGGATTGTCTTGATATAATCCAGCTCATAGCCTTTTAATTCAATGCTACGATAATGATTTGGGTGATATGGAACGATCTGGGCATCCGTCCTCATGGTTACAGTAGCTAATTCCAGCATCACATTATCTCGAAATCTGTATTAGCCATGTGTGTAGTGCCGGCAGATGTGTAGCTGCCGCGCCGCAATCTGCGCTGCTCGCCACCGCCAAGCATCAAATAGCCAAATGCGTCACCACAGTGCGAATGTTCGTTCTTTACTGGCGTATCTTTGAACCGTTCTTGGCCGGCGCCCAGGCTTTGCCGCTTGAAAAAATAGCCGCCAGATAGACTTTTACGCAATCGCAAGCATCTTTTGTCTACCATTAGTCCTGGTTTACCGCTAATCAACCTGGACATAGGCGATGCGCCAGCCTCACGGCGCACCTGGAAAGCATTGCTATCTGTTGGTTGTGCTTTGAAGCCCAGACTCCGCAGATGGTCAAATGCCGTGACCTCATAGATTTCATCGCGTTTGTTACCAGCCGGATCGCCCCATATCAAAATTTCATGTTTATTGTATCGTTCCGATATCCTAGCCAGCAATTCCTGGCCAAAACGCTCTAGCCCCATGTCAAAAGTCACTAGCTCATCAACAATCCGCCATGCACCACCAGCGGATCGCTGGCCAAAGATCGCTGCCGGCGTCAAACCAAAGTCAATGCCGATTTGAACAGGATAGTAAGGATCAAGCTCAACATCAGCTGACATCAGCTCATCATCATATTCTGGCCATACTGGTCTGCCTTCCTGGACAAATGTAAACTTACCCTCGGCATAGCAGCGTATCCAATCCGCATTTTTTCCACCGAGCAGCTGTTGATAATATCCAGGCGGTAGGTTGTTTCTGTTCTCTGCCTGTGGATTAACTTGCCACCATTTTCCACCGCTGTGGATAAATCCCTGGCTCTCAGGATGATGTTCCGGTACTTCATCCAGCCCAGCCATAAGAACGCCGCCTGGTTGCCGGAAGAATGTCCACGGATAGGCGCCCTTGATTGGGTTCTTCTCCGATAGATCATGCCACCAGTGATCGTTATCCGGCGGGTTGGTATCCATCCAGATGCCGTACCATGTCGGCCCACCGTCTGCTTTTGTCGGATAACGGCCTACACGGTGCGTCAGACCATCAATAACAGCCTTCGGCAGCTCTCTGGCCTCATTCACCCAGGCGCCGGTCAATTCCAGTGATAGCAGCTTTCTAACATCCTGGGGGCTGGACAGCGCCATGAAGATAACTTCACAGTCAATGCCGGCAGCATCACCACGGCTAGGCAGTTTCAAATGGTGCGAGATTGGTGGTTGCCATCTCATGCCTCCCCATGTGGCCTCTGGAAATAGCTCCTGCCAAGTTTTGATAGTGGTGGTTCTAAGCTCTGGGTATGTATTTCTAACAACCACAAAACGGCTGTATCTGATACCATCTCTGGGGGATGGTTTCTGTCTAACAGCTCGGAGCATAATCTCCGCAGCACAACCATAGCTTTTTCCTGATCCGACCGGCCCCATAAGTCCTCTAACAAAACTGTCATCGTTCAAAAACCTGTAGACTGTCGGACTGTTACTGAAATCCAGATTAAGCGAGGGGATATCATTCTGTGACATCTTTTTCCTCATATGTCGTTGTCATAGGCTCATCCGGCCCTTTGATGTTAATGCCCACGATACTCGGCTTATCTTCGTTCTGTTCCGCATCCAGCATACCAGATGCCTTGGCCAGCACCCGTAAGACCGAAACTTTGTCGTGCATCTCAATAGTGACATCATCACCACGCACTGATATCTTTTTAATGGCCTTCAAAGCATAATCTGGTATTTGATCGAACTCTTTTATCGAGCCATCCAGATTAACAATATCCGTTATGTTGGCCGTGCCAAGCGCAATCAGCTCGGCAGCAACAGCCTCTTTATGCTGGTAAAGCGTTTCAGAGCGCCCAATCCGGCGCTGCACCATACGCACACCGCCAAAACGCCCCAATGGTGGCCGTTTATCCGTCATGTTTCTACCTGGAAAAGACTGTTGAATTGACGATGATAAATATTTACTTGTCTACCTGATGTTTCTTTCCATGTATTTTTATGTGAAATTCCTCGTCTTTTGCCTATTTGTGTCCAACCCATAGATTGCCAAAATTGATTTGAAGGTAAATCATCAGCACAACCACAAACAAAATCATCGCGCCCTATAATTTTTCCATGATCTATCCCAGCTTGAAGCAATGCTTTGCCTCGCTCAATTAACCTAGCATCTTCTTGTATAGCTATCTGATTAACTTTTGACCATCCACCAAAAGACATTAACAAAAATCCAACAGGATCGTTATTTTCCTCACATATCCAAATCTTATCATTGCAAACATCAGACCATCTTTTACCAGTTTTAATTCCAGTAATAGCCGCTTCATATGCAGTTTTTGGGATAAATCCCAACGCATGATTTTCTTGCTTTGATAAATGCTCGATATATTTCAAATCATCAAGCGTAGCCCTTCGGACTACCGTTTTTAAAAGATTATCCGTCATACTTGCCCCTGGTAAATTTAGCTTTTAACCTGGCTTTAATTGCCTTATCGCGCTCCGCACGCTCACGATAAAACTTTCCATTCGGATTTTTTATAGGAGCAGCTAACGGAACCTCAAGCAACCGCAACGCTTCACGCAATTCAGCATATGTTGGGGATTTATCACTCCTCATCATCATCTTCTACCTCCCCATAACCATCACAACGATCACAAACCCCCATATACCCCTCTAAATATCCACCATTTACCCAATCAATAACAGGCCGTTCATATTCAGTCTGACCCAAGCCACCACAATCAGGACACTGTTTCATCGACATAACTCAATTCCCCACCACAAGCGCCACACTTCACAACACCAGGAGCAGAATCCCATACCCTGCCCCTGGTCATAGCACCACAAAAATCACAGTCTATATGACGAGCATATACTTGCCTAAAATCGGATATCGTCATCGAACCCTGACGCCGGCTGCGTGTCACCGCTTGGCGTGTCAAATCCACTCGGCTCGAAACCCTCATCTTTACGGCCTCCATCGTCCTCAAACAAATTTAACCATACATCACCCTCTTTATTCGGCAATGGTAATACATCCATCTTCAAACGCAACTTGCCATCATCCTTCTCAAAAGCCTTGCCAATCCGTAACCATACCGGCTTCTCACGACCAGGTATCTCTTTAGCTTGCATGATATTGTACTTTTTCATCGGTCTATCCTTCCTGTTTATCCGATATCGTAACCTATTTATGAAAAATGGGAAAATAGTTTTTTGGTACCCCCACACACAACGCCGAGGGGTGGGGGGCAAAGGGGTGGTCATGCGCGAATCTTGTTAACCACAATCCGGTTAACATTGCGTGTTTTGTCGCATAATGTCCATTATGGAGCAACAGTATCGTTTGTTTTCAATAGCTTGTCGAACCTGTGGATAAAAGTTAACTGATATTTGGTTGATGTGCCTATTTGTTGTGCAGCTGATACTGGTCATTGTCTCGATCCTGTCCATGTCATAAATCGCCCTAGAATTGCCGTAGAGAGGCTGTAGTCTTTTTGAGTAGGTTATCTACTCTTTTGTCTTTAGAGCCACTCAGCGCCCGTTCTACAGGCTTCTGGAAGTATCCTATGCCCCTAGCAAAGTCCCTACGCTGCTCTTTGCAATAGTCCAGATGGTTTTGCAGTATCTCCGACCAAGTGTCAGCATCCAGTCCTTGCCTGATCCATGATTCAGCGACCAGTTCATCCCGTTCCTGATAGTTCCTTGGAGTTCCAAAACTTTCAGCATATCGCAAAAACAAAACACACAACTTTCTAGCATTTCCCTTTATATCGTTATTATTACTCGTTAGTGTCTCGTTCTGTGTAACCTTAGATGTTACAGGTAAGTTAACCCTAGTGTTACACCTGCCTGTAACCTCAGATGTTACACCTGATCCTCTTGCACCTGTAACTTCTGGTGTTACACCTGTTAATCCTGCTTCTGCCTCGGCCAGCTCCATTTGTTCTCTTGCTGTCAGGTTAGAACGGGCAGCTGATTCCGTCTTGATTGTCTTGTCATAGATAACTTTGATGGTATTGGTCTTTTGATCTTTGTACTGCTTCTTGGCATAAACCAGGTATCCGGTATCGAACAAGCGCTTTACCTGTCTGTTCACCGCTGGCCGGCTGATGCCCAGGTCTTTCGCTATTCTAGCCTGGCTTACGAATGTTCGGCCCAGCTCATCGGTGTAGCTGCATATCACGGCTAACACTGCAAGCGCTGCGGTTCTGTTTATCTCTGGGTCTTGTACGGCTCTTATTGGTAGTATGCTGTACTGTCTTAGGTCTTTGTTTCTTATTGTTTCGATCTTCATCCCTGTATACTCCCGCCAGGGCTGCGATCAGCTCCCCAATTGTCCATGTTTGTTTCCCTTCCTGGCCGATTAGTTCAGACGCGATGCGAAAGACTCCCCAGCCTTCCTGAAAGCAATCGCGTATCACCATCTCAGCGTGTTCCTCGTATTCGTCCATTAGCCCAGCTCGATTGTCACAACAAGCAATGGCTGGCCGTAAACCTTCTTGACCGTCAGCTGATAAACCTGGTCATCATCATCGTATGCAATGCCGTTCAAAGCATCCAATGCTGCCTTGGCCACATTGTCAATGTCTGGCCGGCCTGGTGTGATCTCACCACGGAGCGCTGCTTGTTGCTTTTTCTTTGTCCAGGACTTCGGTATCTCAAACTGCGCCAGGATGTTCATCTTGACCGGCGCCGATGTCTTGACCCACCCAACCGTTTCGATCTCGCGCTGCGCTGTGATGCCGATCAGCTGCTCATAAACCTTCGTTCTTGTCGGCGTGTATGTTCTGCCCCTGGCGAACCTTGGGCGCCCTTTTCCTACCGGCTGGCCTGGTACAACAATGTGTAGCTGATCCGTCATTGCCGAGACAACCAGGCATCGACAGCTGCCGGCGCTGGCGCTGCTGGCTCGTCTATGCCCTGTTCGATGATCTCGACAACCACTTGCGCCTGGCTGCATGATTTTTTTTCTGCCAGATCATCAATTTTTTTCTTCAACACTGCCGGAACCCGTAAGTAAAACCCGACCAAATCCTCGGATTTCTGCCGTTTTTTAGCCATTCATACCCTCACAAAAAAAAGTTAATAAAATTGCGATATCCCTATTGACTTAACCGATATCGGTTGCTATGTATAGGGTGACTGATGGGTAACAGGAGGCTAAACAATGTTCAAGATTACTACTTTTGATCCCAAGAGTGACATGGCTATGGTCTGGCATGGCAAGAGCGCTTGCTGGTTTTTTGATCCGTTGCCTGACCAGACACCAGCTGATTTTCTTTACAAGACCATGGCCGCTGCTAAACGGGCAATGCAGAAAGCAGCGACATGGGAAAGCCAAACAATGCAAATCCAGGAGGTAAAATAATGAACGATCTTTTCGATTTACCAGGCGCTCGTCAAGAGACCGGCAACCGGCAGACAGACATCGAACTGCATGTTGCCGAGGCTGAGGATAAACCTGTAGAGGGCAAGATTTACAGCTTGTGTGCAATCGCCAAGGGCAAGACCTGGGCAGAAGCGGAGGTTAAATAATGGCTAGATTCAAACCAACACGGGAGTTTTATATTCCCAAGGGCGGCGTTAGGATTGCTGACAAGAAAAGCACCGCCGTTTGTTACATGATCGGCAAGAACGATTACCATGTGGTCATGGGGTTTGCCGGCAAGCGGCAGAAGCCTGACTTCCACTATCGGTTCACGACTCTGGAAAAAGCCCAGGCTTACATTGCTGAGTATTTCAAAGGGCAGCAAGCAGCCGAAGATCACAAAGCCCAGGCCAAGCAACAGGACGCTGACCGGCTGGCCAAAATGCGGAACAAGATCAAGGTTGGAGATATCTTCTACACCAGCTGGGGCTATGACCAGACCAACATTGACTTCTATCAGGTTGTAGATCGGACAGCTGCCACGGTTGAGGTTGTTAAGATCGGTAAGAACTGTGTTGACACCATGACCGGCGTTGATCTGGTGATTCCAGAAGCCAATCCCATGGTCAAGTGGGGTGACACAATCAAGCGGAAGATCAGCACCACCGGCTTCAAGATCGCCAGCTACGCCTATGCCTATCCTTGGGATGGTCAACCAAAACACGAAACAGCTGCGGGGTGGGGACACTAGATGACCCTTTATCGGGAAATATACAAGAAAGCCCAGGAGCTTATGGTCATGGCCATGCAGCACGATAACAAAGAGCTGCTAACCATAGCCCTAAACCTGGGCATTTTAGCTGACAAACTCGAAAGGAAAGCTAATGAAAAAGGATGATTTGATCGGCGCGATTGCGTTGCTGATATTCGTACTTGGTTGGATTGATTGGCTCTGGCTGTTCGGATTTGAGGATAGCAAGAGCTATACCTGGTGGGCTTTCATTTATTGGCTGGGGAATTGATATGAACGATTTGTTTGATGTTGAAATTAACAAGATGCACCACCGCAATGCACCAGACACGGAACGCGAAGCGGCAGAAAAGATAGCACCAAGAGTCACGGGGCTGAGACTCAAGGTGCTAAGTGCGTTGCGCGATGAGGGAGAAGCAGGCGCAACGGGGGAGGTAATAACAAATATTCTGGATGAATGGCTTTACAGCGTCAAGCCCAGGATTACAGAGCTGGCTCGTATGGGGCTGGTCGAGGATAGCGGCAGACGGGTTATGAACAGCCGCAAGCGCCGCGAAATTGTGTGGATCATTACTGAATCAGGAAGGAACTTTTTGAATGGCTAAACTATCACCAGATAACCATCTTTCGGGCAGCGTTATTCCTGCTTGGCTTGGTTATAACAAATATCAGAGCGCTTATGATGTTCTGGAAAAAGCACGAAATGCCAATAAAGGCATAGAGGCTGAACCTCTTGACAGCTTGCCGGCAGACATTGGTACGGCAGTCGAGCCTGTCATAATCCGGCGAGGCTTGCAGCTGCTTGGTTTCGATCCTGACCAGGTGACAAACTACACCGAGGACGGACAACCAGCAGCGAAGAAGCATCCTGAGATGGAACTGTATTATTCTGATGATGGATTGTTTCACATGGAACAGCCAAAACAAATCTACAGTAATGAGCAGTTGAATATCACCGTCATGAATCCTGACGGAGAGATAACGCTGGATGGCCTGGTGATTATCGAGGCTAAGTTCACAACGCTGAATCAGAAACCAGATGATCCACCATTGTACCGTGGACCGATTCAGCTGCAAGTTGGCATGATGTGCCATGATGCAAAATATGGCATCCTGTTTACCTGTCACCTGGGCAGAGTGTTAACAGCGCATATCTTTGAACGCCACAATGCAACGATCAAAAAGATCAGCGAAGCTGTTGTTGAGTTTGAACAGCATATGGCAGATGGTACTTACCCAGAGCCAAAGACCACAGAAGAAATGGCGCAGTATTACACTGAGCCGGCTGAAGAACCTATTGAGCTTGATCCTGATCTGATTGATTCGGTGTTATCCATTGATGATGCCAATGAAGCGATCAAGATTAACCAGGACATGAAAGACATACATGGCCAGCATTTGATGAAAGCTATGGGCAATCATACAAAGGCCACCGTTGTCGATGATCGTACTGGCCTTGTCTACAATGTGGCATGGCCGTTCCGTAAGACCAAGGCAAAGCCAGCTGAGTGCTGCCCGTCTTGTAACCATGAATTGAAACCAGCCGTTCCAGAATCAGAGGCACGGCAGAAAACCGTAACAGTAAAGAGGGTCAAATGAACAAGTTACCAACACTCGCACCGCAAACCATGGGCGAAGCCATGGAATTTTCCAAGATGGTAGCCAGCTCTGGCATGGTTCCAACCAACTACAAAGGCAAGCCACAGGATGTTCTTGTGGCCGTGCAATGGGGCTATGAGCTGGGGCTGCAACCACTGCAAGCGCTACAGAACATTGCAGTTATCAATGGCAAGCCCAGCGTCTACGGAGATGCAGCGCTTGCCCTGGTCAAGAATGACCCGCGCTGCGCTGGCGTATCTGAATGGGTTGAGGGCGAAGGCGACAAGCGCACCGCCTACTGCAAAGTAAAGCGCCGGTATCAGGAAGAAATCGAGGAAACAACAAAGAGTTTCTCGGTTGAAGATGCAAAACGGGCGCGGCTATGGGGCAAACAAGGCCCGTGGTCACAATATCCTGATCGGATGCTGACCATGAGGGCGCGAGGCTTTGCGCTGCGTGATGCTTTCCCCGATGCGCTCAAGGGTGTGGTCACGGTAGAAGAAGCCCAGGACTATCCAACAGAGCCGGTAAACATAACACCGCCGGCCAATCCATTGGATGCAATCGAGGCGCCACAGGAAGCCCCAGAACAGCCGGAAGCGGAAATTGTGGTAGAAGATACCCCAGAGATCATAGAACCAACTGACGAGCCTCCTATGGCCGAAGAACCAGCTGTTAGTTATCAGATGGTATCAGCAACAGGTAATAATGTTGGCGATCCATGCAACAGCATAGATGATTTCGGTAATGCGTTCTTGAAGATGATGACAACTTATAGCCAAGCGGAAAGAACCGCATCAGGCAAAGAGCTGCCACCACGCGAAAGAATGACAATGCTCAAGCAGCTGCGCCAGAACAACCAGGCAATCCTCGATCAGCTGGATGAATCTGGAATGGTGATTGTAACAGACGCATACAAGAAACACCTGGCTAAGTTAGGAGCATCAAGATAATGGAAAAGTTTAATCTGACGGAAAAACAGAAACAGGTATTTGATTACATCAAGCAATACTTTGATGAGGCCGGCACAATGCCAATGCACAAAGATATAGCTGCAAAGTTCAATGTGTCGATGCCCACTGTCGCAAAGCATCTCATGGCCATTGAGCGCCGTGGCTGGATCAAACGGGCTAAAGGTCTAAAGAATGGAATGACTATATTAGACTGATAGCTTGCTCTTTGGTTTCCTCGTTGCGGCGAGTCCAACCAGCACCAAAAGTCTCGAAGGTACTTAACTTCTCATAAAAGGCTTGGCGTTTTTGATAGATGCCCTCGATCAATTCGAGGGTGTCTTTTTTTGCAACAGCTGCAAGCGTAATAGGGCCAATGCCGCCATCAGCTGCCACGCCTATCTCGCGCTGTAAGGCTCTCGCAGCTCGGCCAGTTCCAGAATTGACAGCCCAATCAAATATAGACCAATCAAGACCAGGAGGCAGTTTATCACCAGCAACGCGGTTCCAGTATTCCTCACGATAGATTGCCTCGACATGGTTATCAGGAATATTACGCATCAGTTCTTCTGTGATTTCTGTATCAACATCCATCACTTCATTGAGCCAGCGCCCATATGTAGCCGCTGTTATACCCTTGTTTGTCATGCCACCTGGATCATCAGGATGATCGACAAAGCCGCCTTCATGCTTCAGCAACCATTCCAGGCATTGCTCAAAGTTACTTCGCATTTTTACCTTTGGCTTTTTTCATCCGCATCATGGCCATCTTTTTTAGATTCGGGTCTGCCTTATCTGCTTTCGATGGGCGCCCAACCTTGGAGCCGTATGTTCCTTTACCGTATGGCATTATGCTTTCCTTATCTTTTTCTTGGCGCTTTCCTTTAGAGCTTTTGCGGTAGGTGCGCCGGCTTCCCCAGGTTTCCGCATCTTCTCTCCGCTTCCGGCTGCTATCCGTTTACGCTTTGCGTGGATATTAGCCCACAATCCAGGACGCTTCATCATTTCACCTTCATATATTTGCTAACAGCACGATTACCAAACCAGAATGACATGATAGCCGCAAATAAGCCTTGTGTTTCTGGTGTCCACATTAACTCTACAGCATCTTTCCAATCACCACCAGTTTCTAAAACCTTCACAATGATTACCGCTTCGGTGGCAACAAACATCAAGAAGAAGGCATAAGTAATAACAGGGCGCACGCTGCCGCGCAGAGCGTTGACAAATCCACCAGCGTCAATGCTTCGATCATGGTCATATATCCCCTTGCTTTCGGCAATGTCTGCTTGCTTATCAAGCTCCTGTAGTTTCAGAGCTGATCGTTTCTCCATCAGCTCCGCTTCCATCCGCATGGTTTCCAACTTCTGCTTGTGTTCTTGGCCGGCCTTGAAAAAGTTTAGAACTTCCGGCAGGAAGCTCGTTCCGAAACCAAGTAAGCTGCCTAATAAACTCATCATGTGACATCTCCTCTATGCGTCTGCGTGTTTGAGCAATCCTGAATTTAAGATAAATTATTTTTTGCTCATCCATACTGAGGTTCCCATATATGCACCAACAATACCGGCGCCAGACAAATAAAACAAATTGCTGATATCACCCAAAGCATTTACCCGTTCAATATCCACCAGGAACATAGCAACAGTAAATGCACCCATGGCCATCAGTGTAGCTGTAGCCATGCGCCGTTGCGCCTTTAACTTACGCAGTTCTGCTTGTTCTTTTTCATCGCCCATGTTTCACCGCCAACCAAATACCACCAACAAACAATACAGCCAATGTAGATACACTTAAGATAATGACAACAACTTCTATAAATTTTTGCCTACGCTCACGCTGTAGATAAAGCGTCTCTTGTCTCTGTTTGCGGATATTGCCTTCCATGCGGATCAAATCATCCCAAGCAGTTTGACCCATGGTCAGCTGAATCCATTGCTTTAATTCTTCTCGCTGTTGTTGAGCTTTGCGCTTGGCGGCAAACGCTTCAATGGCTTCCTGTTCAACAGACTTGCCAGCAAAAAGTTTCTTAAATATAGGGGGATTTTTAGCTTCTCTCTCTGCCTGGTCAATGTCAGAGAGTGCACCCATCCATCTTGATAAGTCTGATGCCATGGATTCAATGTCGCGACCAATGGCAAAGCCTTTTTTCAAAACTCCGAAAGCAGCTGAAGCTGTGGCCATTGCGCTAACAGGGTCCATCAGTACACCCTCTTTGAGTCCTTAATCAATTTAGGAATACAGTATGCCGTTACTCTGTCTCTGGGGTCTAAATAATCTCTGTATGTATAGCTCCCGAATCTTTTAGCTATTTCTGCCGCATAAAAATTACAGTCTGTTACACTCCTGAAATACATATCTTCAGAGACCAGCTTTCGCTCATTACCAGTTCCCAAATATACCATCAGCAAAAAGACATGGATTAGATTTTCCATATCATAGTGGCTAACATCACGATAATCGTACCAGCTGCACCAATCAGGATACTTTCAATCCGTTTGATCCTAAGGATTGTTTCTTTCCAACGCTCCTCTAGCTGTACCTCAACTTTAATAACCCTAGTGTCCAGGCCATCTATCCGTGTATGAGCTGATGCAATGGTACGCTTATCCATTTAAGTTACTCCGTTGGGCGTGCTGCGTAAGCAGCCTTAACTGCGTCAGTGAATACCTGTCCAGCGATAGCCG